TGGAATTATTAGGATGGGGTGTTGTTGATGCCCAGGAAGTTCAATCAAGAAAAGAATCAACAAATGGTTTTCAAAAGCATTTAGTTGTTTTTAGAAATAATGATGTTGTTATTAATGGTGAAGATGGTGATGTTGTTTACCCACAAATATTACTTACAAATTCTCACGATGGTAAGAATTCATTTCAATTTACAGCTGGTTTATTTCGTATGATTTGTGCAAATGGTTTAGTTATAGCCACTGATACATTTGAGGATGTTAAAATTCGCCATATGGGTTATGATTTTTCAACTTTACAAGATACTATTAAAGATATGGTTGAAAGATTACCTTTAACAGTAGAGGCTATGAATAAAATGAAAGAAGTTGAATTACAAGAAGAACAAATGTTTGATCTTGCCAAATCATTTCTAGATATTAGAGTAGAAGGTACAGAAAATACTTTTGATGATCAAGCAATTGAGGAAGTTTTAGAAGCTCAACGTAAAGCAGATGAAGGAAATATGCTTTGGGAAGTATTTAATCGTGTTCAGGAAAATATAATTGAAGGTAATTTCGAATATATTACAAAAACAGGTAAAAAACGTCAAGCCCGAGTTATTAAGAACTTCAAACAAGATCAGGATGTTAACAAAAAAATGTTTAGTAAAGCATTAGAATTTGTTGCCTAATGGAAAGAATAACAGATAAAGTAGCGAAGGGGTTTATTCCCCTTCGTGAAAATTATGGAAATACGGATTTAGAATATGCTAAATATTTTACACTATCACCTAGCGCAAAGGGTGAGGGATGGGAAGATATAACGTATTATACCGATAAAAAATATGGGTTATATGCGGATAAAGGTAATGGAGATCAATGGGTTTATATATTATCAAACCCTACACAACCTGGGTTATTAAAGATAGGATATACTAAGAAGTTACCTGAGGAAAGAGCCAAACAAATATCATCAGCAACGGGTGTTGCTTTACCTTATAAAGTAGAATGGGCTTACCAATGTTTTAATGGTGAAATGGTAGAAAGGGAAGTACATCATAAATTAAAGGCACAACGTATTAACAGTAGTAAAGAATTTTTCCAAATTAGTTTGGAAGAGGCAAAAGAAACAATTAACTTAATAGGAAATAAATTTAAATAAAATGAATATAACACAAGAACAATCAAATCAAGATAGCCTAAAATCAGAATTAATTAATGATTTAGCAGCAACTTTTACTGTAATGGATGAAATGTGGAGATACCACCCAGATAACCCAAACAAGAAAGATATTATTAAAGAATATAAAATTTTAAAACAAATTGTTGAAGATATTGAACATGAATTAGAAGAATTAGATAATTAATATATTTATAATTAAATAATATTAATGATAGATAAAGATAAAATATTTAAATTATTTGTAAACGGTAAAGAAATTAGTGGAGATAAAACTGAGGATGAAATTAAGGATTTCATGAACGGGCCATATGCTAAAATAGGAATGTTTGTCAAACTTATACAAAACCATGAAGTATTCCATAAAAAATTAGAAAAATTCTTAAAAAAAGAACAACCTAATTATAATGTAGAATCTACAAAAGAAGCATCTGAATTTACTGTATATAATAGGGCTTGGAGCTATATAAAAGATATTGATATAAATAGTAAAGAGGATTTAAATGCTATTATAAATTTCGAACATAAAGCGTTATTAAAAGTATTATCCAGTTCAATTACCTTTTTTGAAGTCTATGAAGAATATGAAAAATGTGCGCATCTCCATAAAATACAAAAAACAGTTAAAGAAATATAAAAAATAATTAGGATACCCAAAAAACCATTCGTACATTAACATTACCGGTTTTGAAAGAAATGGGAATAAAAGAAAATGAAAATAAAGGGATAAAAATTATCCATATTAAATATAATACAAGTTATGAGAAATAGAGAATCAATTTATCGAAAATTAGAAAAATTAGACCACACTTTAATAAATCTTCAACGTATAGTAAATACCCAAGAACCTATTGAATCTTATAGATTGAATATAACTAAATCCCAGGATATAGTTGATGAAATTAGAAGTATGGTTGAAAGAGAACCTAACTCACCCCAAGAACAAAATAGTTCAATTAGATAAAGTGGGTAGGTTTAACCAACTAATAAATGCCTTTGGTAATATGCCCGCGATATATGAAGGGATAAAAAACCGAGTCTTCAAAAAAGAAGATGTTGAACATATAGCAGCAATTAGATGGTCAATTTGTCAACAATGCCCACATTTAGATACAATAGGCAAAAGTTGTACCATACCCGGTACCCAACCTTGTTGTTCATTATGTGGTTGTTCAATGGCAAGTAAAACAAGATCTTTAATATCATCATGCCCCGATGGAAAGTGGGCAAAATTCTTAAACACTGAAGAAGAAGCGAGAGCATTAAATAATAGTTTAAAATAAAATAAAAGTTATGACATTAACAGCAGAACAACTCCAATTAAATTGGATTGAATTCAACACTAACATTGAAACTTATATTACCGGGGATCGTAAACAGAAATTATTAGATTTCTATACCAAATACGAAGACCGTATTATATTAATGCCAGCAGCTCATAAAAAAGAATATCATTCAGCATTCCCAGGTGGATATGTAGACCACGTTAATAGAGTTGTAAAGGCAGCTTTGTCCATGTCCGCTGTATGGGAGGGGTTTGGTTGTGATATGACGACATTTACCCAGGAAGAATTGGTATTTTCGGCGATTAACCATGACCTAGGTAAAATGGGTTCTGATACTGAAGAAGCATATGTCCCTCAGACAGATAATTGGAGACGTGATAAATTAGGTGAAGATTATATGTTTAATAAGGCATTACCATTTTCATCTGTTCCAGATCGTGGGTTATTTCTACTTCAACAACATGATATAAAATATACCTTTAACGAGATGGTTGCAATCCAGACACATGATGGTTTATATGACGCAGCAAATGAGAAATATTTAAAGGCATTCATGCCAGAACAGAAACCTCGCACATCTCTTCCATTTATTTTACATCAAGCTGACATGATGGCGGCGCGTATTGAATTCGAGATTGAATGGTTACCAAAGTTCTCTAAAAATAGTGTGGTTACGCCAAAGAAGAATTATACATTGGGTAACAATAAAAAACCCAATGCACAATCCAAGGCACTTAGTTCAATAAAAAGTCCTGGATTAAAAAATATGTTAGATAGTTTATGATACTAGGAATTATTATATTATTAAGTTTATTAGTCGTTACCTTTGGGTATACGACTTTTAACCTTCTCCGTAAAAATGAAAGAGCAGATGATGTTATAGTGTCTCAACAAGAATTTATTAATAAAGTAGACGAACAAGTTACATTCTCAGAAAAAAGATTAGATCAAATAGATGTAAAAGGTACGTTTAAAAGTGATGATGAAATAGGTTGGTTTTTTAATGAAATAAAGGTTTTACAAACAGGTTTATCTCAATTTAGGACTAATTCCAATAAAAAATGATTCAAAAAAGAAAAAGAAGAAAAAAAAGTAAAAATTATTTTACCCAAGAAACAGAAGATTACATAGTAAAATATAATAATTTAGACTCACTAGAAGATTCGGCCCAAAGAAGCAAAATATATGAAACCCATGTACATTATGCTTTTTTTAAACTTACCCAAAACATAATTCATACTTTCAAGTTCTACCATACTGAAGTTTCTAATTTAGAACATCTCCAACATGAAATAATAACCTTTTTATTATCAAAAATACATTTATTTGACCCAACAAGAGGGGCAAAGGCTTATTCTTATTTTGGTACCATAGTTAAACGTTGGTTAATATTATATAATACTAAAAACTACACTAAAAAAATTAAAAAAGTAGGAGTAGAAGTATTAACTGGAGAAAATTCTACCCATGTTTACACACAAGGAGAAGAAAAAATAAAAAGTGATTTAGATAAATATGTAGACATTTTTGTTGACCATGTATCAGAAAATATATTTGAATTGTTTCCTAAAAAAAATGATGCCCAAATAGCGGATGCTATACTTGAATTATTTAGAAAAAGAGAAACATTGGAGGTATTTAATAAAAAGGCATTATATATCTACATTCGTGAAATGGTTGATGTTAAAACTCCTAAAATAACAAAAATTGCTGATAAACTTTATGGTATATTTAAAGAGCAATATATTTTCTATTTAGAAAATGGTTATGCTAGATTCTAAATCCTTCTTATATCCATATTTATAATAAAACATTATGGGATCATTAGATAATATTGTATTCAAGAAAAAAAAGTTTTCGGATATTTTAAGTGAAATCTACGATAATCAAAAGAAAAAAGAAACCCAAATATCAGGTTTAATTTCAGAATTAAAACCACTTATAAATGATATAGGTGATGCTACTTTAATTGTTCCACTTATTAAAGAATATATGGAAATTGGCGTTCGTAACGATGAACAACTAATTAAAATGGCAACTATAATACAACGCGCGCTTAATAACAGCTCCAGCGAGGATTCATATGGAATTACCGAAGATGAAAAAGCTCAACTAATGGAAGAATTAGATAAGCTTAACGAAAACTTCGAAGAGAAAAAAGATGAATAAAAAAGGATTTGCAGCTTTAAATAGTAATTTAAACCCAACATTAGGATCTTCAATTCCTAATATGAATGGGTTAATTTCTAGTGTTAGAGTAGTAGACATTATACTAGATAATCTCCACCCACAATTTAATGAATATGGTGAGTGGAATGGTATTGGTACTATTATGTGTGAAGATATTACTATAAACCAATTTGAAAAAAAGGATTTAACAGTAGCTACCCCTTTATTACCTTATTTAAAAAACTTTCCATTAGTAAATGAAATAGTATTATTATTTAGCCTACCTAGTAGAAATATGGGCACCGGTGGTAAAAAACAAGAATATTATTATTTAAACCCGGTTAATCTTTGGAATCACCCTCACCATAATGCATATCCAAGTTCAATAGAGGATAATACCCTCCCTAATCAACAACAAAAATCATACCAAAATATTGAGGCTGGGTCTATTAGAAGAATAACTGATGAACCAACAGAAATAGAACTAAATTCTCCTGTAGCTGAACCCGGAACTAATGGAGGCATTTTTACAGAAGAATTAGATATTCACCCTTTATTACCTTTTACAGGTGATAATATTTTCGAAGGAAGATTTGGTAATTCTATACGTTTAGGAAGTACTTCTAAAACAAAAAATATTTTATATAAAAATAATTGGTCAGAGTTTGGTAATAATGGTAACCCAATTACAATTTTAAGAAATGGACAATCACCAGATAGTTCAGATGAAGGTTGGATACCTGTAATAGAAAATATAAATAAAGATTTATCTTCTTTATATTTAACTTCTAATCAACAAATACCACTATCTTCAGACTTTAGATCATACCCAGCTATTACAGGGATTCAACCTGAAACTTTAGGGTTATATTCAAAACCTCAAATAGTTTTAAATTCGGGACGTTTAGTACTTAATACTAATTTAGATAGTATTTTATTAAATTCTCATGTTCATATTGGAATATCTGCTGTAGATGATGTAGGGTTATTTTCAAGAAAGGGTAATATAAATATAAGAGGAAATAATGTAAAATTAGGAGGAGTAAATGCTACAGAGGCCTTAATATTAGGAGATACATTTATGACCCAATTTGGAGCGTTATTAGATGCTATGAATTTTCTAGCTGAAGCTATAATAGAAGAACCTAATTTATCTGTAAGTGCTCCTATGGCAGATAATTTAAAATTAATAATTGAAGGATTTAAAGGACAATTAGGAATAATGTTATCTAAAACTGTTCAAACTACATAAAATGGCTACAGAAGCAGTAATATTAAAATTAGCAGAAGAATTTTTAGGTAGTACTAAAGGTAAAAAACTTTTTGGTAAAGAAATACCTACAGAGGCTATAAATAAACAAATAGAGTCTATAGCAACTAGAGCAGAACTAACTGAATCTGAATTAATGAGTTTAGGTTTTGTAACCGCAGCTAAACAAGGTATAGCACAAGCTAATGTAATAAAATCTCAAGCTGATATTGTAAGTAATACTAATAATATTCCACCTGAAGAATTAAGAAAAATAGGAGTACAATATGCTAATAATCAGGGGATTGAAATTAATGATCTTACTGAAGAAGAAATAGTAAACTATGGTAAAGAACAATTTGTTCAATTTGCTACTGGGTATACTGATGCTATTGATTTTGCTGCTTTAGATGTAGATATACCAAATTTATCACTACAATTCCCTGAATTAAATTTAGATTTTTTTGGTGAAGGTTTATCTAGAGAAGAAAGAGCTGCTAGAAGATCAAGAAGAAGAGAACGATGGAGAGATAGAAGAGACAGTGCAAGAGATGCTATTGAGAGTGCTAAGGCAGAAATAAGAGCTTTAATTCGTAAACAACAACGAGATTATACCCCAACACTTAAAACATATACTATTAGTGGTAAAGTATATGGTGAATCTGTAGAAATAGATGAAAAGTGGAAAAAAATAGATCAAAACCAAACACTATCTGAATCTGAAAAAAGAACAAGAAAACTAGAAGTTACTACAAGTGAAACAGATGGATCTTTTGGTGGGGTAACAATAACAGCTGCATATTTACAATTACCTGATAACCAAATACCTTTAGATCAACAACTAAATGATAGAGTAAGCATCGATTCTCCAGACCCTGAATATAATGATACAACTTTTTCTTCAAAAAATGTTTTACCTACAGTAAATGCCGATGTTAGAGAAATTAATCCATTAGATTTAGCAGAAGGAGTAGAATATTTTCCTTATCCTAATACATTGATATTACCACCTTTTCGTGCTGATGGTAGTAAATTTATGGATATAAGTTTATATACATTAAAATTAGAAAATTTAACAGCAAAAGAAATCCAAGCTTTAACACCTAAAGAAAGAAGAGAATATAGAAGAAATGAGGGTGACCAAATAAAAGCAGCCAGACTTGAAGAAAGAGAAGAACTTAAAAAACTTAAATTTAATGCAACTACAAACCCAATAGATGGAAGTTTTGATATTAGTATAAGAGTACCAGTTTTACCTGTAAATGATAGAGCATTACTTAATTTATATTTAGTTTATACTAAAGCAGGTTATGTCCCTAAATATCAACCTATCTTAAATAGAGATAGAACAGTTAAAAGTGATTTATCTACAGTCAAAATTACATCAATAGATGTTGAGGTAGAAAGAGCTAAATTATTATACCAGAATGCTTCCAATATGGTATTAAATAAGGCAAAAGTATTAGGTTTATCTGTAATAGAAGCTGCATTAGTACAAAGAAGAAAAGCAGTATTAAGAATAACTAATATTATTAAACGTACTTTATTTCCTGTACTTTTAGGATTACTTATAGAATTTGGTATAACATCACTTTTACAATCTAAACAAAAAACATGCCCCACACCTTCAAGACTAAGAGATGTAATAAAAAGAAGAAATAAAGTAGTTAGACAATTAAATAATATATATAAAGGTATAGCAGTAAATACTGGAATAGCAGCAGCTGCTTTAGTATTAGGTGCAGCGCTTAAATCAGGTAGAATATCAATACAATCTTTACCTATACCTCAAGCAATAGGTATCCCACCAGCTAAAGATTTTGGGGGTTTAATAGCATCCCAAACAACTGCCTTTCAAAATAAATTTACAAATATAATTACTTTATTAAAAGAATTAGAAGAACAGAATAAAGAACTAAATAGAGAATTATTAGTAGCATTATTATTTGCAGTTGCTGGGTCTATATCAGCAATAGCTCTTTTAAATGCTATTGATAAATTAAGCCAAGAATGCACTACAGATGATAATCTTCAATTTGAGGCTTTATCACAAGAATTAATAGATCTAACACAAGAACAAGAAGAAGATGGAGAACCTATAGTAGCAAGTATAAATGGTTTTGAACTTGCTGTAGAAACCGAAAGAAATGGTTTAGATGATCTAAAAAGAAGATTTGCTGTAGCAAAAGATTCTAGAGGAATAACATTATTAAAGGGAGAACCATCATTTAGCTCAGTAGATCAAATTCTAATAGATGAATTAGTGTTCTATATCCAACAAAACGATTTAAAAGCAATTTAATTTAATATTTATAATAAATCATTATATATGAAAGTCAGTCAATTAAAAAACATAGTAAAAGAAGCTGTAAAAGAAGCTATTCAAGAAGAAATAAAAGATATTCTTTTAGAAGCAGTTAAAGCACCTAAACAAGTAATTCAATCAATACCTCAATCAACTAATCTACCTGAAACTGATAAAGTAAAGTTAAGAGAAAATATGATGGGTGTTTTAGATAGTATGAGACCTGGTGGTGGTGGTAACATATCCGCAACAACAAA